TCAATATACAGGTATTGCATAATAAAGGGTTTGTTGATAATTGACGGAGCCGTAGCAGGTGAATTATTAGATGGGAATGTTGAAGAGGACGAGTTCATACCATCTAGCATGCGTAAACCAGAAAGAGCTAATTCCATATTTACATTTGCGCCGCAAAAAACATTATTATGCACTAATCCGACAGGAAACCCTGTTCCAATTGAAAACTATACAAAAAACAAAGCTGTGTTATATCCGCTTAAAGATTATCTAGCATACAACAAACAACAGCCTACAGAACCTGATATAAATGGAGTGAGCATAGACTATAAATATACAGAAGCAAATGCAGAAAACGAGTTTTTGATGAATAATTTAGATGTTCAGTTTTTGAAACCTGGAATATATTACGAATCATCTGGAAAAATAAAAGTGGGAATTGATGTCATGTATTCATCATTGAGTTGCCCTACTTCTTTATTTGAGGGAAATAACATATCTGGATTCATAGACACAATATATTATTCAGGGCGAGGCATGGTTTACGGGTTAGCGCAGCCTAACCAAAAAATCAAGATCATAACAGCGAACCATGTAAGCGGACACGCAACAAATACTACTGTGACAGCCAATGACTTAGGGTTCTGGATTAGTCCTCCGCTTAACACAAAGGGAACAGTGCAAGCGGGAAATACTCAAACAGAGCTTAGAAATAGAATGCTCACAAGAATAGGGACGGCTTTATTGTCTACTGGTGATGCAATAATACTTAGTGGGTTCGAGCATCCGTTCGATACCACCCATTATATATTTTATTCAAACGAAGGAATTAAACTTAAACGTAAAGATGAGATAATTAATGTGAACCCAACAGGAAATTTCCCAAGTGCGTTGCTGTTTAGCGGAACTGGCGACATTAGGGTCGATTATTCAGGTGGTTATTCAATATCTAAAGACACAGGAACTAATTTTACTAATATATCACTACCTGCAAATAATATACCTTCTACGGTGCAAGTTAAGTTTACGGATAAAATATGGAAGGTTAATATCACAGAGAACGATGGAGTAAAAACAATAGATGCTAATAATGTTACATTTGACACTCCGATATCCGCAGAAAAGCAACCTGTAAACATAACCGATACAGACGGCGGAGTTATACGAGTATTCTATATGGATAATAACGCATTAAAAACCTATATACCTACACTGGACAATAAACCTCTATATGGGTTTGGCTGGGGTGCTGATAACATACAAACAGTAAAAGCTGATGCTGACTTTTCTTTTCCTTGTGTTGTGTATGATGTATTAGGCAATTTGTTCTATGCGGTTGCGTGGAAGAACAATAGTTTTGTTTATCTAGCATTTAGAATTGATGAGAGTGTTATAATATTAGAGGAAACAGATATAACAAACAAACGACTTTCAGGCGATACTGTCGGATCAGTGGGAGAACAAAAGCCAGCATTGATACTATCACAAAGTGGCGATTTGTTTTTGTATTGGTATGATAACGGAATAAAATCATGTAAATTGAAGGTGCTTGAGAATGGCAGCAACTAAAGCAGTTCCATATTGTGAAATAGCGAAACTGAACCCATCACCAGATGGATTGGTGTTGAATTATGGCTTTGCCTTCAACGAGCGACCTGTGGAACAGATACATCATCCTGAATACACATTTAATAACTTCATACCTGAATACAACACAAATACAATAATGACTAAGCCTATACTGATACGCAAGTATTCCCCTGGTGACCAAGCATGGACGGTAAACAAAGGCGATTATTGGCAAAGCGATTGGGCTTTGCATCCAATGGTTCATGTTATGTTCTGGACTCTTACAGAAATAGCTCCCTCAGGTGCATCAAACCATCCAGCCCAATATAAAATAACTTCACCAAATGAACTATTAAAAAACGAGGCTTTTGCTATTGAATACAACAAGCTATTAAGCAATCGTCAACTAGAAGATTATAGTTATATAACTATGGGATTTGGTAATGGCAAATACAGAATTAGGATAACAAAACATGATTTCACGTTAGACATAAAACACGGTGAGGAGTGGGTTGCTCATAACCTACCTATGGGCGAAAAGTTCAATTTCAGCAAGATGGTTTCCTCTCAATATTTATTTGTAATACCTTACTTTGATGGAATACTTATATCAAACGATATGGTTGACTACTTCTTTATAAAAGAAGATGAGCCCTTGACGGTTGATGCTGGGCATGTAGTTATCGAAGGCAACTGTGGTGTCAGTTATTATGCGTTACACAAAATACGGTTTGCTAATGCAAGCATGACCAGTGCTGATTTTCACTCATACATAGAACAAGACCCAGCAAATGCGAATATTAAAGTTGGAGTTATTCCACAAGGAACCACTGTCACAAAAACAGTAAATGTAGCAGCAAACAATAAAGATATATCTTATACTATCGGGGTTGATGCATATACCCATCCAGTTGGTATAGCAGGAGTAAGCGTATATTTCAATCCTGTTATATCAAGAGCCGAACTTACACCATCTGTTGTTCCAGAGGTTATATCTTTTGAAGAATCAACTGGCTGGAGTGCTGATGAGCTAAACGCTAGAATTGTTATTGATAACGGATACCCACACCCATATCGAGGAGCTTACAGGAAATACGATAAACTCCAAGCGTGGATAGGTTGGCAAATGACCGAAGTGAGTAATGGTGAGGTAGTTAATACTTTTACAGACGGTTTTTTAAGAAATGTTTATACAGTCAAAGAAGTTATAGATGAAACAACGCAATCAGACTCAACCATTACCCTAGTTTGTGGGTCTTACCTACAAAATGTTATAGATGGGACTAATATTGTAACACCAGATTATAATGGTTGGTCTATCCCAGAAGTTCTTAAAGATATTCTTAACAGAGCTGGTATTCCTGATGACAGAATATCAATCGCTAATGATTGGGACTCGGAAACTTTTGAAGAAACAGAAGAAAACGATACTTGGCAACCCGAACAAGGTGAGAGTTTATGGGATTCTCTCAAAAAGATAGTTGAAGAATTATTGGGCGGTTGGATAATTCAATACCCAGACGGCAAGATACGAATAGAACCTTACCCAGAAATAGAAGATATTAATTGGCAGGAAGAAGAACCAAATATAATTTTTAATGTAGATACTGATATATTAAATATATCTTTCAAAGATGCAGACGATGGAAATTTTTATAATGCAGTAAGTGTTTATGGTAAAACAAAAAATGATGTAGCAATAGGTTCAATTTTGATAGATAATGATTCATTATACAACCCTGAAAGCGATAAGTTTATTGGTTATTTAAAACATTGGGTAATCATTGATGGAATCTACAACACGCAGGAAATATGCGATGAGGTTTGCCGAAGGTTGTTTGCAAAGGTAAATAAGTTCACAAACAAAATAATTTTCACAACAAATGTGAAAAAAGGCAGCGAACGGCTTTATCAAGGTAATACTGTTGTGTTAGAATATGGTGATGGAACTCGAATCGGTGTATTAACACGGGGAGTATCGTCAACGGTCGCACACAACCATTTCCAGCAGACGATAGAAGGCGAATATGTAATAATTCCCGAACCAGAACCAGAACCAGAGGGGTAGATCACAATGAAAGTAAGAAAACCTATGATGATTAAAAGTATTTTTAGTCAGCCTCCAGCCAAACAAAGAAAAGGTAATAACGCTGATAAAATAATAGAGCTTCATAAGAAGAGTGGTTTTCGCAATGTGAAAGTAATCAATAACCAATAGAGAGTAGGGTGGGTATAACATAATGACTGATAACTTAAGGCTTGATAGATTAGAGGAAGATGTGAAAACACTGAAGCAAGATGCAAAACTGATAGAAGGCAGAGTAGTTGCTTTGGAAACATTTTTTACTTCTATCATCGACACGCAAGGACAGATAAAAGAAAGTTTGTCGATGATAATAGACGGTAAAACTTTTATCTGTGGCAAGCAGCAACAGAAAGTTCAGAACATCGAATCTAGTGTTATCGAGCTAAAAAAAGAGGTTGATGTAAAAATTGGAAGAATCGAAGGCGTTGGTATATCATTAGGCTTGGTTTTTGTTAGTGCAATAATAACATTATTTTTATCAGTATTCAAATAGCATTACTCCAGTCGTGTTGTTCAAGACACGCTCCAAGAAAGAGGCATAGGTTTTTCTCTAACTTTTCCTATGCCTCTTTTCTGCATCTAGCTTGTATTTGACAAACATTTTATTACCATATAGAATAAATGCAGACGGCAAGATGCCCGTTTAGTTTCTCCTTAGTATTGAGCCTACTTGCGAATCCAATTTTTGAGTAGGCTCATATAAAAAAAGAGGTGATATTATGAATGCGTTTTTAATATGGCTACTGGCTATGGTAAGAAGATTTGCGACTGTTAGTGGTTCAGCGATAATAACTTTTATCATTGACAATTTCCCAGATTGGCTAATTCAATCTATCGGCAAAGACGCAACCATAATTCTCTATATGGGAATTATAACTTTAATAATTGAAGCAATGCAAAAAGGCGCAAGAGAATATTTTAAATCAAAGAAGCTTTATGGCTAGAAAAGTCTATGAAACCAACAGAAAGAGTAAAAGAATATTTTACTACATCACAAGAAGAAATAAGAATATTAGAAAAGCCTAAGTATTTTAAACTTAAACCTATTGAATATTTGGGCTTTTTGTATTCTCTTGAGGACTGATAAAATGAGAATCTTAATTGACGTTGGACACAGAAACAGTAAATGGGATTTTGGGGCTAGGGGTATCGGTGGAGTAAAGGAAAGCGAGATTGCTTTAAACTTTAGTCAAAGATTAGGGCATTATCTAAGAAGGCTTGGAGTTACAACTGACTTTAGCAGAAACACGGAAAACATCACTCTCACTTTTTCTGAAAGGTTAAAGGGCTTAGTTGCAAATCCGACTGCTTTTATTTCAATGCATTGCAATGCTAATACTTCAAGCAATGCCAACGGTGCTGAAGTTTTGTATAACCCACAGAACAAATACAATAAAACAATACCACTTGCCAATGCTATCCAGAATGTGCTTGTTAAGCAAGGAATGAGAAATAGGGGCTTGAAGCCTAGAACTAATTTGCAAGTTTTAAATAGAACGTTGCATTTACCTGCAGTGCTTGTTGAGTTAGGCTTTATAACTAATAATGCGGACTTGCAGCGACTTCAAAACGTTAGATGGATAGAGGATACTGCAAACCTAATGGCGAACTCTATTTACGAGGCACTGAAATGATAATAAAATCACCAATTCAACTTGATAGATTTGATGGAAAATCGCCACATCCCCAGCCCTAAAGGGCTGGGGATGAGTTTTTTTATAGGTTACTTGCATTATACAACAAAAAATTTTTTAATTATTTTTCCAAAAAGTGTTGAATCAATTCAAATAAGGGTGTATGATTATTAGTGTAAGTAACTACACCTACACTTAACAAGTAAAGGAGGTTTAAATGACTAAAGCGAACAACTTTTTTGCCATTGGCACGGCTGCGCAAAAACTCGGTTGTAGTCGGTCAATGGTTAGAAAAATTATGAAGCAGCATCAGTATCAAGTGAAAACGGTAGATGGGTGGAGATTGTTCACTGATGAAGATGTAGAGAATCTCAGAAGTTTATGGAAAAAGGGGTTTGTAAAATGAGAGATGTAATTATGTATTCCTGTTTAATTCTTTGCGTAATTACTATGGTCATTGCTTATGTGGTATACAACATAAAAAAGTCAATAAAAGAAGAACGAGCGGTGTTGCGGGAAATGGAATCTAGCCAGTTTAAAAAAAGAATAACTAATCACTGTCCATACAACTGGGCTAATGAGAATGTGCCATTAGGCTGCAAAATAGAAGAGATTGTGCCACCGTATGAATCAACTGGTGAGGCAAGGGCGATTGGCGGGGTTGATTTAAATGTGCCTACATTTATCCGACAGGGCAAAGAGCTGGGGATATGAGCGTAGACTACCACAAAAAGATAAATACAGCATGCGACAGGATAGAGAAAAAAGAGCAATTAACCAACCGTTATTTGTCTGAGATTAAATCATTAATCGGCACAGATTATGAGTTAGCAAAAAAGTTGCTGAAGTTTGCTGTTGAGGAAAAAAAGGAGTGAATAAATGGAGCCTGAAGAAAAACATCAATACAACGCAGACGGCTTACAGAAGCTGTTTTATGAGCTTAGAAAAAGTTATTACATAGAAAAGTTAAGGCAAGCAGAAATTAGAGCTGAAAAAAGGCTCAGAAAGGTTGTGGAAAATGAAACAAGATAAAGATACAATGCAATTAAAAGCAATAGCAATCACAAGTGGGGTTGCATTTATTATAGGCTTTATAGCAGGATGGGGGTGTTTTAGATGATAAACAATCCAAGGATTGAGGAGCTTGAAGCGGAGCTGGAGCAAGCGGATAGAAAAATTGCAAAGCTGGAAGCGGAAAACGTTGAATTGAAGTTCAGAATTAAAAGCCAACAAGCGATTTACGAGCAGAGAATATTACAAATTAAAAAAGAGTTGAGTAAATGAGACTTGGTGATAAACTTAAAGAGCTAAGACTAAAAGCTGGTGTAACAAGGCATCATGTGGCTCTTGAGCTTGGAATAAACAACAAGAATCTTAAGCGATTAGAAGAATGCGTGAGTTTTCCCACAGTAAGAACAGCGTTGATTTTGGCAGAATATTTTAATAGCAAAGAACTTAAAGAGTTGTTTTATATCGAATACATAAAGAAAAGTAGTGACAGAAAGAATGAAAACAGAAAAACTAACCCTTACGGGTTCGACCCTACGATAACAATAGAGTGTTTGGGCTGCAAGAACCAACAAGGCAAGTATTGTTCAGTTACACGTGACCCCAGTAGGTGGAGTAAAAAAACAGGTAGGAAATGTTATTTGCCAATGTATTGATTTATGGGTATAATATATCTATAATATGTCTATAAGGTGGTAATTAAGAATGTATAAGAGAGTTTCTAAGAAAAAAGAAAAGAAAGAAAAGAAGGATAATATAATCAGAGTTTGCTGTTCTGATTATGAACTAGAAACAATTAGGCGGGCTGCAAAGACTTACGGTCTTGGAATTAGCACGCTAGTAAGAACGATAACATTAAAATATGTGAGGGGAGAAGTAGTTGAAATTAACCCTAGATGATCTTAAAAAAATATCATTTAACGACCAATCACAAGAATGGGTAGATGATAGAAAAACTTATATTGGTGGAACTGATATAAGTACAATTCTGGGATATAATCCATACAAGACTGAGCGGCAGCTTTTTATGGAGAAAAAAGGTCAATACAGTACGCAAATAAACGAGGCTATGGTTCACGGATTGAACCTAGAACCATATATTGCCAAGATATACAAGAATGTAACAGGGCATAGGTTATACAAAGGCAAGCTGACAAGGATGAAGGATAAACCTTTTCTTGCTGCTAATCCTGATTATAAGATTCCCAAAATCAAGAAGTTAGTTGAAATCAAGACTGCTGGCTTCTGGGCTGCAAAAGAGTTTGAAGATGACAAGGATGATGGAGTACCAATGCATTACCTAATCCAGTGTCAATGGCAGATGGCTGTTTGCGGTTATACTTCTTGTGACTTAGTACTTCTGCTCGCAGGTCAAGAAATAAAGATATACACAATAGAGTTTAGTAAGGCTATTGCTGACCATGCTATCAGTGAAGCTGTTAATTGGTGGGAGAAGTATATACTTACTGATTATCCTCCTCCGATAAGTGATAGGGACAGAGATTTACTGCAAGAAACATATCCAGAGGGTGAGCCATTTAGTAGGGTTGTTGCTCCTCCGTTTATTGATGACGATGTTAAGACATTGATAAACCTGAAGGAAACTAAGAAAGAAGTGGAGCGACAAATATTGTTATGCGAGAATCGCATCAAAGATTTCATGCAAGGCAACGAGTCAATGGAAACATCGGCTGGTATTATATTCTGGAAGAATGACAAGAATGGCACAAGAAGATTCACTATCAAAGGAGATAAAAATGGAGATTAAGAAAGCCTTAGAAGATTTTTATAACAAATACAAGGAAGATAAAACCGTATCTACAAGAAAGATGATGTTTTATGCGTTAAATAGATTTGTGTATTGGTGCATGAATAACGGGCTGGAGAACATCAAAGATATAACAAGAGAAATAGTTGATGATTACCTCGATGATTTACCAAAGGAATACAATTTATCTAAGTCCGCAAGAAAAACAGATAGCACTAAACTTTGTACAGCATTTAGAACTTTGAAGGCAGACAGCATTATAGAAAACGACATATACCCATACAGGAAAAAAGGCAGAAACAGGAAGCTCCCTATATGCTTGGAAGTTGAGCTATGATACCATACTTTGAGATATATATTCCAGGTAAGGCAGTGCCTCAAAGAGCAGGTAAGGTAGTTAGGCGAGGTAAGTTTTTTGGGATTGCAGACCACAAAGATGTAGTAGATTACAAGAACTATCTAAAAACCTATATCGGTATGCACAGACCAGAGCGACTTACAGATAAGCCTGTGAGGTTGGAATTAGACTTTTATTTTATGAAGCCTAAGAGTTGGGCTAAAAAGAAATCTCATTATGATACTAAGCCTGATTGGGATAACCTTTCTAAACTTGTGGGCGACTGCCTCCAAGACTTGGTTTATACTAACGATAGCAGGGTGGTAGAAGCTACAATAAAAAAACATCTTGCAGATTCACCAGGAGTAAAGATAGTAGTATATGAAATGGAGTAGGTTATGAAAAAAATAGAGATAAAATCAAATAGCTTAAAGTTTGAATTATATGACGGTACTGTTTTTAAAGATAAAACAGTTCTCCGTATAACAAATTCTCAGAACGACATAAAAACGGTAGAAATTGACACAAGGTACTTAAGCAATATAGTCAAAATGTTAAATATACATTTCAATTTGCGTTATTCTATATGTAAGCCGAGTAAGCAAGTTTCAGAATTATCAGATTTTTATTTTAAAGTAGATAACGATTACTTTGAAATAGATTATCTTGACAAGGACAAAACATTAAAGATAACTATATACGAGTTTGTTGAAGCAAATCAGCCAGATATGAAAAACGAGATTTATGTATTTGGTAATCAGCTTCAAGCTTTCCTTGAGGTTATTAACGATATAAACGATATACTGATTGATAGGAGACTAACTGATGGATAACATACAGGTCACAAATAACCCTATCAGAGCATTAAGGGTTTTTCTGGAAGATAGAAGCAAGGAACTACAGAAGATAAACGTAGATTTAGACATCAACAAAGTAATAATGATTATACTTAGAGAGGTGATGACTAACGAAAATTTACTAAAATGTAAACCGATACATATATTTAATGCTGTATCTGAGATTATAGAACTCGGATTAGAGGTTGGTAGTCAACATGGAGAGGCATATCTTATACCAAGAAAAGACGGTAAATGCCAAGCGATGCCAGGATACAAAGGTTTTATAACTCTTGCTTACAGGAACTCAGATATAAGAATCATAAGGGCACATCCAGTTTACGAAGGTGATATATTTGAATACGAGTTAGGACTTGAAATAAAAATCAAGCATATCCCTTGCGGAGTAGCCGACCAATCAAAGATTACCCATGCTTATGCGGTGGTGAAATTGGCAAACGGTGAGATAAACGCAGATGTGATGACAAAGGCCGAGATTGAAACCGCAAGAAGGCAATCTATGAACCCTTATGTGGATAATACATGGGTTGCGTTCTACAGTGAAATGGCAAAGAAAACAGTAACTAAGCGATTGCTCAAATATGTGCCTAAGTCAAAAGAACTAACTAGAGCTATGGCGATGGATAGCATTGTATCGGATAATATTTATGTGGACATAGAGGATGTTGAAGAAGAAATAAAAAAGCCTAAGATTACTAAGACTAACGAGCTAGTGCAGAAGCTCCAAGAGAAAAGGCAAGAAACAACAAAGCAATCAGTCATTGAGCAGGTTGTTGAGGGTGAACTTGTAATGGAATCCCCCAAGGCTGCACCAATGACACAGAAGCAGGAAAGTACTATACTTTCATTTAAGAAGAAACTTTTTAAGGATGATGATGATGCCTTGCGGCTTTTCTTGAATGATTGTAAACTAGATTACCCAACAAGCCTAACACAGGCAAAAGAAGTTATTTCAGAGTTGATAAAACTGGCTGAAACACCAGAAAAAGCTATGCAGTATGTAAACAAATCTAACCCATTTATAGACGAATAAGGAACGTTAAGCATGGATAACACAGAAAGAATTAATGAATTACAGACAAAAAATGCCATTTTGCTACATAACAATGGAGTTGCGATGTCATCACTAATAAAAATAGTAAATGCTATCGAAGATATTAAAAATCTAACAATACATGATGGCGACAGTGACGAGGTTATAAAAGCCAAAATGATAGATTTTATAACACAATCACTAAACACATTAGCTGAAGATGCTGATGACGCTGGTGACGCTGAAACAATAGATTTTATGAGAACTCAATTAGGAAATATCACTAAGAGCTAAGGAGAACAATAAGTGCACTTCAATCAAGTAACATTAGTAGGCAGACTCACGGCCGACCCTGAATTCAAAATATTAGGGGAAACAAAACAAGTAGTAAATTTTACTATTGCCGTTGATAGAGTTTTTAAAGACAAAGACGGAGATAAAGTAACTGATTTCTTCAATATTATTGCGTGGGACAAAACAGCTAAATTTGTTGCTGACTACATCGATAGAGGTGACCTAGTATTAGTAGCAGGTTCTATGCAAAACAACTTATGGATTGATAATAACAACAATACAAGAATCAATACTAGAATTGTTGCTCAAACAGTCACAAGCCTAGAAAAGAAACCACTGCAAACACAGCAGCAAGAAGCAGACCCAGACTACAGATAAGCAACACCAAGAATTACAAATAAAGAGGGAAATGATGATAATTGGAAGCAACATACCCTTGACATTGAAAACCCAGAGAAAATGGGTTCTTTTGAAGTTAGAGGATGATGGAAGAAAGACGCCGAGACAACCTAATGGGCACTATGCTAAGATTAATGACCCTAACACTTGGACGAACTATGAAACAGTGCTAGAGTCATACTATAATGATGACTTTGACGGTATCGCTTATGCTATCACGGAAGATGACGGCATATCAGTAGTTGATATTGATAAATGTATCCAAGATGGAAAACTAAGCGATACCGCAAAGAAAGTTATAGAGCTGTTTTACGGAACATACATCGAATATTCTATGAGTAATAACGGTATTCATATTTGGCTCAAGGCTAATACAGATGAGAAATACTGCAAGAATACCCGATTGAATATCGAATGTTATGTTAAAAACAGGTTCATGGGTGTTACGGGCAATGTTTATGGTAATAAGAATGACATAATAGACATGCAAGCTAACTTTGATGTGTTCTACAAGAAATACATGAAGAAGGATACCAACACAAAGCCAAAGTTAGATATATTAGAAATTGCTCAGAATGCTAAAAATGGAGATGATTTCCTTGCATTGTATAAAGGCGATACCTCTAAATATTCTGGTGATGATTCTAGTGCTGACCTAGCATTATGTTGCCATCTAGCTTTTTATACAAATAAAGACTATAACGAGATTGATAGGCTGTTTAGAGAATCTGGACTCTACAGGGAGAAGTGGGAACGTAGCGATTACAGGCACAGCACTATCACCAAGGCAATTGAGCTAACAGTAGATACATATAAGCCTAAGCAGTCAATAAGTGAACCAGAATCAAGTGAATTGCCGTATATCCAGATAAATGGCAGACCCAGTATAGATATAATAAACGATATTATAAAACTCATCAAAAGGAAAAATATAGAAAACCCTTTTTTGTATAAGTATCTTGGTGGGCTTGCTACCGTCACTAAGGACGAGAACGATAATTATTATATCCAAGATTTCAGCAGGAGTCATTTGATTAGTTTTCTATTAATGAATGCTAACTTTGTGAAGGTCAACGCAAAAGGTGAATATACACATGTAACTGCTTTGCCTTCTGATATTGTATCTGCACTGCTTACAGCGGATTATGAGTTATTGCCATTAGAAGGCATAACCTATACTCCGATAGTGTGCGATAACGGCGATATAATATTCCAGCACGGATATAATAAAAAACAAAAACTATTCTATGATTCTAACAAAATAAATATTGAACCGTTTAATACTGTAACTTTTGAGGAGGTAGAGGAAGCAGTAAAAGTAATCAATGATGTGTTTTGCGATTTCCCTTTTGTGGATTCTGCAAGTAAAACCCATGTGATTGCTCTAATGCTTACAGTTATACTCAGAAACCAGTTTGACAATGTTCCAATATTTGTTATAGATGCACCAACAGAAGGCACTGGTAAAAGTAAACTATTCAAGGTATGCAGTCTTATTACAACTGGCATTACTTGTGAAACTACTTTTCCTAGTGACCCAGACGAGCTAAGAAAAACCCTGTTTAGTTTCTTGTTATCGAATAAGACATTAATAAGTTTTGATAATGTATCAAGTATGGTTAAAGGTAGTTCACTTGCAGCGGTTGTTACATCTGGAACTATATCAGCTAGACTATTAAACACAAACAGAGTGGCTAATGTTAAGAACTCACTCACTATTTGCGTTACAGGAAATAATGTGCAGGTGGATGCTGAAACTTCCAGACGGTCTATTCTTATAAGAATGGATGCAGCGACCGCAAGACCTGATGAGAGACAAGGTTTTAAATATGCCGAGCTGGAAAACTATGTTATGCACAACAGGAACAAGCTACTCAAGTCTTTATATGTATTAATCAAAGCGTGGTATTGCAATGAACGATTTGATTATGATGTTCCAGTGATAGGTTCATTTGAGAAATGGTGTAAAACAGTAGGTAATATCCTTGCTAACGCAGGAATTAACGGCTTTCTGGAGAATAGGCATAGCCTTAATAATGTGGCTGATGTGGAAACATATCAGTGGGAAGTATTTTTGCAGAGGTTCTATGACATATACGGCACGCAAGAAATGAGCATTAAGAAACTATCAACCATCTTAAAGAACAACCCAAATATAGAAGAAGTAATGCCTGATTCGTTGATGGACTGTTTTAAATACGATACGCCAAATATAAAACGAATTGGCTGGCTGTTCCGCAGGATTAGAGATAAGCGATTTACCGATAAAGGGTATAAAGTGGTTTCGGTTATGAACGGCAGTAAGAGCCTATGGTGTGTTGTATGCGATGATTTGATTGTTGATATACCTGAAGAACCGATAGAGAACGGCGACACGATAGTTTGCGACTACTGCAATTTTGGTTCGGCTGTAGCAGTAAAGAAAAAAGGCAATGTGATAATTCACAAATGTAGTAAATGTGATAACTTGACATATAGAGAGGTGAGGAATTGAGAACAACCTACAAAAACCAAGATTGGTATAAAAAGCTGAAGGTTTTAATTGCCAGAATCACAAAAGATAACCCTATGGACACAAAGGCTATCTTCCAAGAAGCAGTAAAAACCATAGGTGAGCAGACTAACCTAGAATTCTATGTTTACTATGTTGTCGATGACCTTATTGCAGAAGGAAGAATAAAACGGATTAGAGATACAGACAATACAATAAAAATAATAGGAGTAGAAAAATGACAGAAAAGGAACTGATAGTAAAATTACTTGTTGTTGTAGGCATGTTACGGATGTTCACTGGACTTGCTATGTATTTTGGTAGTAAGTTATTCAAAGAGGATTGCAAGAACCACATAGAGGAAGCTGTTAGTGGTGTATTTGCCTTACTTGCAGCCTTGCTGGTGATAACTATTTCAGCGATGTACGGAGCAAAATAAAATGAGCAAACAAAAACAAAAAGAATAATGGGAGCTAGTATGAGCGAACATTCACAATTTTATACTGACCTAGCTGCATGGTGTAATCAACCTGCATTTTTTAAAAAGACCAGCTTTGCTGGGTTTTTAGATAAAAGACACAACAGCAAAGAGCGCATAAAGAAATCACTTGAACTATACAAATCATAAAAAAAGGAGGCTTGCATGGCAAAGCGACCGTTAAAAAAGGTTAGTTGTATTAAATGCGGATTTGAGTTCGGTAACCCTATGCCATACTCAGACTTCAATAAATGGCAATGCAAAAAATGTTCCGCAGAAAAAAAACAAGAGGTCGAAACGGTTGATGTGAAACAATGTAGGAGGTGTAAACAACTGAAGCCATACTCAGAATACACTATCAGAAACCATAATATCTGCAGGGAGTGTGTTAAGCAATATGACAAGCGACATTGACCTATTACAGCATCTTGTAAAAATAACAAAGATGCCGCTACTGGAGATTGCTAAGTTGATTAACATATCCTACGAGGATTTGGTAGAAATACTTTATGTCGGCTCAAAAAACTACAAAGACCAATACCTAATACACACTATTGCTGATAAACTATCAATCCCGTATAAGCATTTGATACTACCAGTATCAAATATTGAAACAAGGAGATATATCATTGGAGAGTTTGCTGATATCAAAACAAGAATACGAACAAGCAAGAAATAGTGTTATACATGTATCCTCGGTAGAACTGTTTGGAGTTATACCCTATGGCTACCATCAAGGGATGTTTGCAGACAAAATAAACATAACAGGCTGCAATCTATTATGTAAGAACTGTATAACACCACAGTATTGCTACGAGTCAAGACACGATATTGTTAAACCTGTCAAAAGCATATTTCAAGCAGTATTTAGAACCCAAGCCGTTGCACCTGTGACTGTAGTTCTTTCTGGCGGTGAACCCACATCTATAGGACACTTCCAACTTGTTGCTCTATGCGATAGTTTATACAACTATGAAACAATCATTGTGCAGACCAACGGAACAAACCCATTTGATAAGCTGCATTGCAAACAGCCTGAGAAAATATGGAATTGTGTAACAATAAGAGCCTCAAGCTCATACACAATAAATAAAGGACTAACCAATATTGACGAGATTAACATTCTAGTCACTGAGCAACTGCCCAAAGACCTGCTATACGATATAACAACGGCATACCCAGACCTGCCTAAGTTCCTGATACCAGACGAATCTAATTATGAAATGTGCTATATGCATGCAGTGGAAGCGAAACGGAAGAATAAATATCCAGCCAAGAAATGCATGGAGTGGGCTATCAGACCAATGCTAAGGAGAAAATAAACCAAGAACAATGATATTCACAGCAGTAGTAACAAATAACATAAAACTTACTGAGTTGTTAATAGGTCAATATAAATGCGATTTGCACATCAAAGATTATGATAACAAAACACCGTTAGACTATGCTAAACTATTCAAGCATAAAAAAATAGAAAAAATAATAGAAAATAATGTTGACATGTTGGTATAACTAGGGTATAATCTTATTGTAATGCAATTTTCATTTAATCACGAACCTCTCGATTTGTAATTGTTTTCATTTATCCTCTCACAATGTGCTTGGGCTAGACTAACAATCTAGCCTCTTTTTTTGTCTAAAATTGAAAAACGGTTTTGGCTCCAGAGCTAAAATTGGAATTCGGTTTTGCTTTTTTAGGTATAATTGGAATTCGGTCTTAGGTATAATTGGAATTCGGTCTTAGGGTTTCATTCAGAACCCCAAAAACCTTTGGTATTTTAGTTAAACACCCGTGTTACGATCCAGGAGTTTCATGTTATTAATAAAATCATTTGCATTAGTAAACTTTAATAATATATATACTGTTTAATAAAACATCATTTATTTAATAATATCCTGCAAGTTTAATAAAATATTTTAATTCTGGAATTGATTCATAGAAAAACCCATATAATAGAATTCAATTATATATATAATGACATAATTGGTAATATAATACCATCTTTGTATTTTAATGCTATTTGATATTGTGTGTTGACTTTTTTGTTTTTTATGGTATATTAATTATATAAATAATTGCAGTAAATAATGCTGTTAAAAAAATAAAAAAAAGGGGATGAAAAAAATGAAAACAATTGAAAGAAAAAAACACACACATGCAAATAAGATATTTACACTAAATTCGTATTTGCCATACTTTCCAGGATTTTATGAATCAGTTTTTGACCCTGATTTTAAAATGGAGGATGTGTTGTATGAATCTTTAAACAATACAAGTGAATTATTAAAAATAAATTTTCAACTATCAAAAAAATACTCTGACTTTATTGTTGAAAACATATGCCAATGTATTGATTATAATAATTATCAAATAGACATATGTCATAAAATTATTGAGTATTTTAATAGTCTTAAATTCCCTCTTGGAATTAAAGCAGAATGGGAATTTATAAAACTGGATAGCCCTAAAGAATATAATTTTTCTAATGATAATATCGATTGTAATTTGTTTATATCTACAAATGATATTAAAAAAGCAGTAAATTATATTTTAGAACATCAAACAGAATTTCAAGAATTCTTGACTGAAGTTTATAAATCAAGAAACGGATTTTTGTCTTATCACTCACACTTTGTGAGTGATTGGCTTAATGAAGTATGTAATTTTTTATCACACCCCGATGATTTTATATCCAAAGACTTAGGGAGTGTTGATCATAAGATTATGAACATGCTTATATGGATTTATCTTCATAATTGGTCAATTGATCAATATGAATTCTTAAATGACATGCATGATTATACTTTAGATATATCAATAGAATATTATATTGATTTCGATAAAATGATATCAATTATAAATAAAGAATTTAATATTGATATTACTGATTTTTCTGAACTAGAGAATGTTAAAAACTAACGCTGCAGGGAGTAAACTCCCTGCATTTTTCACTAAAAAAAAAGGAGTAAATAAAATGTATTATATAACAAAAAATGGTAAGTATGCAGGAGCTTATGACAATTTAAAAGAAATTTATGTTATGAATATTGATAAACCTATATTCGAATTTTCTGATGACTTTCATGATGAAGTATTCAAATTTTTAGAAAAAATGAATATCGATATCGAGTCTCAAGATGCTTGCAATATTAAAACACAAATAGAAAAAGCAATATTGGATCAGGAGATTCTGAAATGGCTGAATTGGGGTGATTACGACTACACACTTATTAATCTCACACAAGAAGAAATTTATGCATTTCTTTGTGATAGAGAAGTATTAAATCTTTTAGTCTTAACAGTTCTCCATAATGAAAAATTGTATCAAGAATTCAAAGAAAGCAAATTTTATAATGATGATGATGGTGATGATGATAAAAATATAAAACAATTTATTAAGCATTTAATAATGGAATTACTACCATTATTAAGAGACATTGAAGACATTAAAGAAAGAGTAGAACAAATAAGAGTAGAACAAATATGGAATATATAATTATGACTTTAATTATCTTATATTTAATTGTTAAAACGCTTGAGTTTTTTATTAAGTGTTTTAAATAAAAAAAGGAGTAAATAAAATTGAGAGACAATAACACACAGAAAAAAAATATTGAACAGAATAAATTATTTATAATAGTTGATACAGAAAAAGGAAAATTTCTTATCGTAAATATGCTGGGTAAACAATATTTTTTTAATGCAGGGTATACGGGTGGCTACATTGATATTGACATATTCCTTAAAAAATACGCTGAAGCACATGAAAAAGGTACATATTCAGTATTGGAATTTAAACAGAATGAAAAACGGGTCTGTGATATGTTAAAAAATAATAATATCAAGGAGATTAATACTAAAAAAACGCTGAAAAAGCTTTACAATTTAATATAGATTAATACTATTAAGACTAATCTCACACACAAAAAGGGAGTATCTAAAATTGGTACTCCCTTTTTTCTATAATTGGAATTCGGTCTTAGGTATATTACACCCATACCCAATTTACAACAGTTTACTAAAATTTTCAGCATCTAGTTTTTATTAATTGTTTCCTTGTATTTATATTTTAAATGATCTTTTTTGACTCTTCTAATTCATGCCATAAATTTGTTAATATGTCAATTTATATTTTAAATTGGTAATATAATACCATCTTTGTATTTTAATGCTATTATAATATTAATTGATTGACTCTAATTACATATACGGGTATATTACTATTATAAAATAAATTAATGCAGTAAATAAATACTGCTAAAAAAGAGAGAATATAAAAATGAAAACAGTAAACAATGAATTATTAAACTTAAAAAGCAGAATTAGTGATGTTGTCAAGAGAAACAAAGAACTTACAAAAAATCAATTTAAAACTAGTGATTGGACTGGTGAAGATTATCAAATTATTTCATCACTGGTCAAAGCATCATTAAGGACGATTAGCAAGGCGGTTGACCAGAAAGAAAACAAAGAGGAATTGAGAAAGATTTACACAACATTGAAAAACAACGCGAGTTCTGAAGTGACTAAAGAAGTCATAAAAGCAATTAATCTTTTTAATGCAATTTTAGAAATTTAAAATCAATCTCACACAAGGGGTACAAATAATATTGTACCCCTATTTTTATATCCCATTCTTGTTCACTACTAATGAACATATATCTCTACTGACAAATTCTGACAGTGACAAAATTTGACACTGACAAATTCTGTCAGTTGTTTAACATGTTCTTGATTGCTGATAGTTAATAACACCTTTTCACACACTTAAAAGTAGAAATTCACAGAATAAAGTATTTTATTAAACACCAATTTGAACCTATAAAAATCACTAAAAATAATTTTAATCACAGAATCAGCAGGAAGGGGCTTGAATTCGTAAACAGGACTTTTTATATGAATAAAAAACATGTTGCTCCAGAATCAAAATATAAATCGTATTAGTTAAATTGTGTATTAAATTATACAATTATTAATTAAATTCCACCATTAAATCAGGTTCAATTTATATATACGAACACATGTTCAGTTTACATAATATTCATTATGGTGCGTTATGTTTTAGTAAAGCATCTGTGTTTTAGTATAAGACCCCGTATCTTCCCCAGAATGGCAGTTCTTAATAGGAAGGCACCCCAAAATTTATCTCGGTCTAAATTCTCAAATCCCCCTTAAGATTTTATGACTTTAACCTTAATTTTTCGTCATATTCTATGCAATTGCAAATTCACAAAAAAGGAATGATTTCACGCTTAATTTGTGCTTGTTGAACTTAACGGTGGTAAAACTGCACAATTTATGACATTCACTTAACTCACGCTTTTCCCTCCATGGGCCCCTGATTTATACTTTATTCCGTAACGTGAAGCTCGTTCACAAATTATATATATATTGTGCAGTGTTATGATTTTATCCGTTTTGCTGGGGGAGAAAAAAAAAGTTAAGCTTCACTGGCATTTGTGAATTATTTTTGAACTGTGAACGGACCCTTAAATTAGCTTAAGAAATTAAGGCTTTATCTGGACTTTTTTTTCACAATCTCTTTTTGAACGCTATATTAAGAAAAACAGGGTATATTGCACACTATATTAACGCTTCAACATTATTTCTTAAGGTTGTTCATAATTGAGTTTGAGGGTGTTATAATGGGTTGTATTTGTAGGAACAAAATGGTAAGTGATATACTTAAGTTGTGTATGAATGGAAGGAGGTGTGGAGGAAATGAGTAGTGGAAGTAGAAGTATAATGACTGATGATGAGTTCAAGTTTGTGCGTGAGTTCTGTATTGACTTTAATTTTGAGGGGGCTTGTGATAGGTTAGGGTTAAGTGAGAAGCAGGGGATGAGGTTACTTAGGCTAGAGAGGGTTAAGTCGGCAATAGCGGAGCGGAGGGCGGAGTTAGTTAAGTCTGATGTGGTTAATGTGGGGTTTGTGATTACAGCATTGAAGGAGAACGCTTTGGTGTCAATGGGGAAAGTGCCGTTGATAACAAACAGTGGTGAAAATATGGGTTATCAGGAGTACAACCCAAGTGCGGCAAACAGGGCATTGGAGTTATTGGGTAAGAGCATTGGGATGTTTAGAGATGATAGTAAGATGGATGTGCAAGTTAATATTGCTAATGCTTTGGTGAGTCAGTGGGAGAAAGAGAATAATGCAGAAGAAGTCTAGGAATGTAAATGAGGAAGCTGCTAAGATACTGCTTGAGTGTCAGGGTGATAGTGTTAAGTTTGTTCGCAAGATACTGAAGGTAGAGCCTGATGACTGGCAGATAGAGGCTCTAAGGGCTATGGATAGTGGGATGCATGTGGTTATTAAGAGTGGTCATGGTGTTGGTAAGACTGCTTTGCTTAGTTGGATAACCTTACAGACACTTGCTTGTTTTCCTTACAGTAAAGTTCCTTGCACTGCTCCTACTAGTCACCAGCTTAGGAACTTGTTATGGGCTGAGATAGGAACTTGGCTAAATAAGAGTATATTGAAGGGTATGCTTAAATGGACTGCTACATCTGTTTGTGTGAATGGATTTGAGGAGAGTTGGCGAGCCAGTGCGGTATCTTGCAGGAAACCAGAGAACCTTGCAGGATTCCATGCTCCAAAGATTAGATACATAGTTGATGAGGCTTCTGGTGTTGATGATCCGCTCTTTGAGGTTGTGGACGGTGCTTTGACTACCGAGGGCGGTCAGCTGATAATGACAGGCAACCCTACAAGGTTGGATGGATACTTCTATAAGACATTCCAGAAACCAATGGAAGGGGTGCATCTGATTACTGCCAGTTCGCTTGATTCCAAGAGGGTATCCAAGAGCTGGGCTAAGATGATGGCGGATAAATGGGGCGAGAGTAGTGATATATACAGGGTTCGTGTGCTTGGTGAGTTTCCTAAGTTGGGAACAGATAGTTTTATCACTCTTGATTTAGTGGAGTATGCTGTAACAAACGAGAATGTGTTAGCGGAAGGCGATGTATATATCGGGGTTGATGTGAGCAAAGGTATTGGTAGGGACGAATCTGTCATTTGCACAAGAAAAGGCAACTGGGTCTATCCGTTGCAAGCAAGTAGGACTTGGACTATCCCTGAACTTGCCAACAGGGTGATACTGGAAGCTAAAAAATATAACGCAAAAGCCATCATGATTGACGATACTGGTCTTTCAGGTGCGACTGATTTAATAAAAGAAGGATTAAGGGGAACGACTACACAAGTATGTCCTATAAACTTTGGTGGAAGCGGCAATGATAACTACTTGTATCTTTCTGGTGTAATGTGGGATAATGTGAGAAACATGCTCAGGGACAGGATGATTAAGCTGCCTATGGATGATGAGATGCTTGTGGGTCAGCTTTCCACAAGAGGATATACCATCAACCCGAAGGGAAAAATCGTCCTTGAGCGGAAAGAAGATTTAAATGATTCACCAGATAGAGCAGATGCGTTAGTTTTATGTTTCTTTACAGGGTTGACACCGAAGCCAGCAGGTGTTATTTTAGAGGCAAGCGATGATGTATGGGATGGTGGCTATATTAATCAAGCAGAGGCGGTGAATAATTTATGGGGTGGCTAAAGGATAAAATTGATAGTTATATTGATAGCCGTTTTGAGTCTGAGCGAGCTGCTTATGAGTCAAAAATAGAGGCGATAAACGATATTCTTAGATCGAAGCGGTTGCTAGAAGCTTCTTTGAGTGGAAACACAGAAACTGCTTTGCTGTATAATAATATATCCTCTAACCAGATATACAGCCATGCGAACCGACACGCCAAACTTGAAGCTAGAACACTGTATTACACCAATCCTATAAGCAAACGGTTAGTCAAGATAATCGGGGATTATGTGTATGGGACAAAACCTGTTGCGACAGCAAAGACCAGTAAATTGGTTGCTCAAGTTATAGATGAGTTCTGGAACGACCCGATAAATAACCTCGATAAGCAGATAGTCAATTATTCCGAGATGCTGCTTGGTCTTGATGGTGAGCTTTTACTAAGAGCTAGAGTAAACCCACAGACTGGCAAGGTTAGGCTATCCTATATTGACTCTTTGGAGTTGAATAAGGTTTATGTTGATAGTCTTAACAATAGTGTGGTTACAAAAGTAGAGCTTTTTGGCAAAGAAGGTAAAGAGGGCGAAGTTTTAGATGTGATTAGATACCGTGAGGGTGTTGATAAGGTGAGTATCGGCAGCAAGGAGCTTGGCAATCTGGAAGAAAGAGAGGTTGACGGGTTCAGGGTTGGCGATGTGTTCTATTTCAGGCAAGAGTATCTTATAACTGGCAGAGGCAGACCTCCTTATGAGCATCAATTTGGTTGGATGAAGGCTCATGACAACACATTTTATGATGAGTTCAAGAATGTAAGTGCACAGAGCAGTCATATATGGGATGTTACTCTTACGGGTGCGACTGAAGAAGAATTATTGAAGAGGAAAGCTGAGATAGGCATGGTCAAAAAACCATCACCTGGCTCAATTATGGTTCATAACGAGAGTGAAACATGGGAAGCTAAGAGTCCTAATATCAACCCTAACATCACAAAAGATTTGTTGGTTCAAGTTAGAAAATTGATAGGGTTAGGTTCAGGTCTTAGTGAAACATGGGTAGCAGCCAGTGACGATGTGAATAGGAACACTGCTGAAGTTGCAGATACACCTCCATACAAACATCTTGGTAGGTTGCAGTGGGAAATAAAGCACATGATACGAGACATGGTTGATTATGCTATAGACCAAGCAATAATGCATGGTTATATCCCCAACGTGACTGCTGAAGAAAGAAGTTTTGATATATCAATGCCTGATATGACCGCAACTGATAATGACAAGATAAGTAATTCCTTAATGAAGCTGGTGCAGGCATTGATAATGGGTAAGGAACTTGGATTAACTGATTCAATCACTGATAGACGGCTGTTCTACCAGATGGCACATATTGATGAGCCAGATGGTTTAGAGGATAGAGTAAAAAATGAGCAGAAAGCAAGGGACCAGCAAGACTACTTGAAATTATATAGGAGTGGATTAGGTGGAGTTGACGACAAAAAAGCACAAAATCTTAATAGCAAGTCCGACATATAATCGGGCTTGGATACTTCCATATTTTATAGATTGTATAAAAAGCATGGACACATCACATCTGGATGTGTCTTTTGTCATTTTTAACAATATGAGCAGCGATAACACCAAAGAGATAATCGAGGGTGCTGGTGTTGGCTATGAATATATTGACACAGGCGACCTAGAGCCTTACACAAGAACAAGCAGTGGTGATGCTCTAAACCGAATGAGGTTAGTAAGGGAATACATAAGAGATTATGCAATCAAGAACAAGTTTGATTATACTTTCTTCTGTGACTGTGATATATTGGTTCAACCTAGCACATTGAAAACCTTGCTTGCTCACAATGTGGATTTTGTGGCTGCAACTATATCTAATAGCGGGACAGTCAACTTCAATAGATATGCTTGCAACTGCATGGATTTTAAGCCAAGAAAAGGTGTTTATTCCAATCCTGATAGATGGAAACCCCATTATGTTTGCGGTGATGGATTGGTGGAAGTAGGAGGCACTGGTGCAGTGTATCTAGCTTCAAAAGAGCTACTTAAGAAATGCTCCTATTTAGATACACCATCTTTGTATCCTGAAGAAGGCGAGGATTATTCCTTTGCTAGAGAATGCATGAAAAAAGGTTTTAAGCAATACATTGACGAGACACATAGATGTTTGCATTGTTTTGAGCCTGATATATTGGAGTTGTATAAACAACAAGATAATAAGAACCAAGCCGTGAAGATAATAACTCAGAGGGCTTGGCTTAATATACCTGTAAACGAGAAACTATCTAATGGCTCAGGATGTAGTTACTGTAAAAAGAGGGGGAGATAGACATGGCTAAAAAAGTTGAAACTAAAGCAGAAGAAGTTGTTGAAGCAAAAGAAGCAAAAGAAGTTGTAGAAGAACCTGTTGTTGAGGAGGAAGTTGTTATAGTAACTAGTGCAAAAAAAGCAATAGCGAAACTAATAAAAGACAATGGACTGGAAGATAGGGTTTTCTACACAAAAGTATTTGATGATGGCAGGGTAGCTGTTGTTGATGCTACTGGGAAAAAGTATTATGCAACTACTTAGAGAGTCAAGCCAAATTGAGAATTGTCAACTGGATAAAGAGAATAGAGTCATTAGAGATGCTGTTCTCATAAAAGCAGGTGTCAGTCAGAATAATAACTATTATTCTGAAGATTTACTCCAGAATCAGTATCAAATATTTGAAAACTCAAACGGTTTCTTTGGTCATGAATCGGGCGGTAAGTACCGAACTGATCCAAGGAACCTATCGCATGTTGTAAAAAATGTTCGATATGATAATGGGGTTGTTTATGGTGATTTGCACTATTTAAAGAGTGCAGAGCCTTATTTGTTAGAATCGCTGGAACAAAAAGAGTTGCTGGGTCTTTCTGTTTGTGTGTATGCAAAAAGCAAAGCTGCTATATTGGACGGGAAGCCAGTAAAAGTTGTTAGTAGCTTTGTCGAGAGTAAAGAAAACTCAGTTGACTTTGTTGTTAATCCTGCGGCTGGTGGGCGAATATTTGAAAGTTCTGATGAGGAGGGTTTAATTATGGAAAAAGAAATGCAAGATTTAATTACCGAAGAAACAAAAAAAGTACTTTCTCCAGTGGTCGAGAAAGTAGAGGCACTTACTCAAAAGATAGAGAGCCTTATTGAAAAACCAAAGGAAGAAGAAACAAAACCTAGTGAAACTGCTGGGCTTACGACTGAAACACTAGAGGCTCGATTGCAAGAGGAATCTGCAAAGAATAATTGCAAGATAATGCTTGCTGAGATGTTGATTGAGTCTAATTTACCTGCTGAAGCACAAGAGAAAATAAGAAGTGCTTTTGATGGTAAGATTTTTGAGGCTAGTGCTGTTACTTCTGAAATACAGCTTTTCAAGAAGATGTTAGGCAGACTAGAGGACGAGGAAGGGAAAGATACCAATGTGGATGTAGGGCAAGACAAACAAGATAGACTCAGGATAGCTCTTGAGGCGTTTGTTGGTGCAGATACCGAGCTTGGTGATGTAAAACCGTTTAAAGATTTTAAAGAGGCTTATGTAGCATTCACTGGCGATGTGGATTTCACAGGTCAAATAAGACTTAATGAATCCCAGACAAAAGAATCTGCGTTCTCTATAACTTCATTTCCTTATGTTATGCAGGATGCTTTAAACAAGAAACTGCTCAAGGGTTATGCTAGTGTTAATGATGATTGGAAGAAGTTTTGTAATGTGAGTTCGTCTTATGATTTCAAATCACAGAAAAGAGTTAATACAGGCTACTTTGGCGATATGCCTCAAGTGTATCCTGATGTAGAAAATTACCCATTGCTTGAGCTGTATTCAGACAGTAGAGTTGACTTTGTTATCAAGCAATACGGTGGACTTGTTCCTATAACAAGAAGGGCTATTATCAATGATGACCTTAACGGTTTATCAAGGATAGTTGGCAACCTTGGCAGAAGTTGTGCTAGAACAATGCAAAAGAGAATCTATGTAGATAATTTGCATGATAACCCTGCATTTGCAGACAACTATTCTACAAGTGAGGATGGACATACTTCTGGTGGAACAGGCAGATTCTTCTCAAGTAATAGAACAATCGTAGCTAACAGAAACTTAGGAAACGCAGCACTCTCTGAAACTGCTATAAATGAAACAATTACTCTTATGAACAAGATGGTTGAGCCAGGCAGCGGTGAAAGATTTGGCGGTGGTGATGACTTCCTCCTTATAGTTCCTGTTGACTTAAGAGGAACAGCAATAGGTCTTAATCAAAAGAATAGTGTTGAGACATATAATCCAATCTATCACATGTTTGGTGCAAACAACGAGAGAATCATTGTTAGCAAATGGCTTACTGATGCAACAGACTGGTATCTTGTTAGACCACAATCTGAAATGGATTGGATAGAAGTATCATTCTTGTTTGGCAAGGAGACGCCAGAGATTATGTTAGCAGACAATCCGCTTGTTGGCGATATGTTTGTTGCTGACAGAATGGTTTATAAAGTTAGATACGAGTATGAGGTAGTTCTTCTTGATCCAAGAGGAGCTTACAAGCATGTCGTTGCAAATTAATAGGGGGGTTAGATAGTTATGGGAAAATATGTGAAACATAGAGGACTGAGAGTTCCGTCCGCACTTGCTCATACTGCTGTTGAAGTAGGTGATGTGGTTTGTCTTAATTCTGCTGGGAAATGGGTAAAAGCAAGAGCCAACCATGCAGATACTTCTCCAGCCGTGGGCGTAGTTACTGCTGGTGTGAAAACTGCCGATTTAGCCAATGTGAGACCAGAGGTTTGTAGTGATGCAACTATAGCCAATGCAGGAACTTCTTTGGCAACAGGCGGCGAGGTTTATTTGAGTGCTGCAGTTGCTGGGGCGGTTACACAGACAGCTCCAACTGGTAGCAACAATTTCGTGCAAGTAATCGGAGTAGCTGTTAATGCTACTGATATTCATTACAACTTTGGCAGCGGTCAATTCAGGGCAGGTGCATAAACAAATGAATAACGAGCTTGAAAGTAAAACCAAAGAGCTTGTTGAAAAGATTCAGGACGGGCTATCTAGCTTTAGTTTAGTAATAGCAGGTGTTTTTAGTAAACACCTGCTTGCAATACTATCAATGTTAGGTAGCTCGTCTAAAGAGTGGAATCCGATTAATAATTATATAATCATAGATAAGCTGGACGAGTTAATTAAGGCTATGCGTGTAGATTTAATTAACACATTCATGCTGGAGCAGTCGAACATAAAGAGTGTAGGTAGTGTGATTGGAAGGGTGTCATCTGTTCCGATTATGCTTCCGTCTATAGACTCAACATCTGAGCTTTCTAATGTGCTTGATAGTTACAGGGCAGAACTTATAAGAAACATAACAGATGACATAAGAAACGACATAGCAAAGAGGGTCAAACGTGCTATAATAACAGGTGTAAGACCAGATGATTTAGTATCTGAGTTAGCAGATTTAAATAATGGTGTATTGCTTAAATACAATAAGCGGATAACTACCATAGTAAGAACAGAATACTCTACAATACTAAATATGGCTGAGTATAACGAGATATTAAAACAAGGCAGTATTTACCCTAACTTAAAGAAGATGTGGGTTCATACTGGAGCATTGGGCGGAAGTTATCAACCTAGACCATCTCATATGGCAGCAAGCGGTCAAACAGTAAGATTTGATGAGCCGTTTATAGTTGATGGTGAGAAGTTAATGTTTCCTTCTGATCCGAACGGCTCGGCTAGAAATGTAATAAATTGTGGATGTGTAATGATACCGATTTTATAACCCAAGGGGGAGAGTCACATGCCATTTGTAGTTAAGAAATCTAAAGGATTGGGGAAATCCATAATAGCTGGTGAGGCTATTGATATCGGCGATGTTGTTTGCATAAAAGATGCAAAGATATATAAGGCTGATAATACAGATGTTACAAAGAAAGAAGTTATAGGTATAGCGAATTCGAGGGCTGCTGCAAACGGCAGGGTAGAGATTGTTACAGAGGGTGTAGTTGGTGGGCTTTCTGGTCTTACAGTGGGGCAGAAACTCTATCTTGGCAACGCAGGTGCAGTAAGTGCATCTGGAAGTGTTCAACTTGGTGTTGCAATAACAGCAACTGAGTTTGAGTTGATGATTGGTTTGCAAGACTCCGACCCAAACACAATCATAGTCAGGGCTGGCGAGAGTGTGCAGGCTGCGGTGGATTTGGCAGTTGCTAAAGGTGCAACTGCAAATAACAGAGTATTTGTAGAACTTTACAACGGAATACATGAAATATTAACTAATAATGGAGTTTTGACAATACCTGCTGGTGTAACCCTTTGGGGTAGAGATTCTACATCTGTAAAAATTGATGGTAATGTGGTTATTGAATCTAATGGTGGAATCAGTGGTATAACAGTATTAGGAACTGTAACAGGTGCTGGAGCATCTGCTCAATTCTCAGTTGTAAGGGTTGGTGCTTCAAGTCAAGCTAACTTCTTAACATTAGACGATGCTGTTAATAGCATACCTAATGGTTCTGGTGTGTTATTAGAACCAGGTGAATACACTTTGAATGTTAATAAGAGATTAGGGTTTATACAAGGATTAGCTGCAGTCCCCTCTGTGATTGTTGATGAGACAGGCGTTGTATCAGTGGATGGAAATGATACTGGTTACGTAAAAATAACTAATAATACCACACTATTATTTTGTAGAAGTATATCAAATGTTTGGTTAGTCCAGTCGATGACATCATTAGTACTTTTTACAAATCATATAACGGATTCTATTCTTCAATTAGAAAAAAAACAAGAAATTCTGGATTTTATTGGTGAATCAGATTCTGTAAGAGTTAAAATATCTAACTCTTCTATAATACCAACTTCAAATGCAAAGTCAGCGTTTTTATGCTTGGAAGGTGATGGTGCTAATATACTGGAAATAACAAACTCTATTATTGATGTTCCTATCTATGCAGGTTTAGCTAGAATTTCAGGATGTATATTTGGTACAAAATACTCTAAGATTGGTATGACATTAGGTGGAGGAGGCTTTAATTCAAGGAAACATTCATGTGTAATTGTGAATTCTACTTTCCATGGTGATATGAACTTGTATATAGGCTCGACAAGCCCGTTAAACCATAATACCTTAAAATTATGGAATAACACTCTTTACCAAGATACTTCTAATGTTAATTTATATTATAACATGGTGTCAACCGTTACGTTTAATTTAATAACTGACTACCATAATATTAACATTTGGGATACAGCGACAAGAAGAGTCTTCATTTCTCCAAACTCTGTTTACAAAAAAGTAACTTACAAAACTATTGCTGAAGTTATAGACACAAATAAAACCGTTACATTTGCTAATAATAAATATACTATGACAGGATTATCACAAACACCAGTTTGGGGGGCTGGTAGTTTAATGGGAATTACTCCTATCGAGATAATAGAAAACCCCGATGCTGGTGCGTGGGGTATTGAAAAAACAACAGGAACAACAGCAGAGTGGCATGCAGGAGCTAATTTAAATACTGGAGCTACTTATACAGTAACGTATTTTGCTCTAACAGGAGATCCTGATGAGGTTTTAGACGGTGCTCCCGTTCCTGTGATAAGGCTTACAGGTACATTACCTACAGGCAACCCACCTACAGGACAGGTGTATCTATATCTAGAAGGTGGCAAATTAAAAATTAAGCTACCAAACGGCTCAGTCGAGACAATAACATCAGCGGTGGTGTAGTTCTATGACAATACCGATTAACTTCCCACTTAACCGAGGGGCGTTGTACCTGACGCCAGCGGATGTTTATTATAACTTAAATTATCAAGAGATAAATTTAGATGATTATATACCTCATAAACTAATATTTGTTTGGAATCAAAACAGTGATAATACTGTTAATCGGGGATTTTCTAAACAAATAATGGAGTATTATAAAAGTGTTCGTGGTGATGATATAACTATTGTTGACGTGCCTGTCGATTTACCATTTAATAATGCTTATTACAATGAGGACGGTGAACTGGTTGATGGGTGGTCAAATTATATTTACAAGCCTAGCGGTTTTACTTCAGAACAAAAAAGTAATTATGTAAACACAAAAATATATCAGCCTGTCATGAATAAAATATCTGAAATGGAATGGAGTTTATCGGAACCATATTACGTTGTGTTTTCTTCAGATATACCTTTTGAGTTTTGGGAATTTGCAACCAACGGAATATTTTCAAGTTGGCTACATGTTGGATATTTAGGAAAAAATATAGTAGGAAGAAAAGTTTACAACCACCAATTATATAATTCTCCTATTAATAATTTGTTGTTTAACCAAATACTAACACTCAAGGAAAAAATCAGTTTATTAAAAATGATAGATGATAAATTGATAAATAGTATAATTATGTATACAACCCATCTCACTGGCAACAATTTAGATGAAGTAAAAAGAATGATTAATAAAAGCAAATTAGCTGATAACGGTATTCCAAACGAGACACCAAAAATTCAAGTTACGCTTGACGACAACTGGTACCGTGATATAGGGGGGTTAGGTTTATACAAAATGTTTCCTGTTAATCCTCCGTTTTTCCGAAGTGACACAGCACCAAACTTCATGCTTAACAAATCTAATTTTAACAATGCTGGTTTAGATATTGTTATTCAGCCAAACTCAACAACGGAAGCTAATACTGTTTATACAGGGCTTGGCGTAAACAATATTATCCATTTTAGTCATTCTCTCTATATGAAAAAAGCAGACAAAAGAAGATATGGGTTATATGCTAATATCACAGGTGTAAGAGATGGTGATGTAGAATCATTTGACGATAATTATATATATCCACAACTCAGGGGAGCTACTCCTACTATTTATACTGGTAACAGAACATACAAAGTTACTAAAATTAATAATCACACAATTCAGTGGAACATTTCAGAAATGCCAGCCTCACCTATAGTGTTAAGGGGTTATATAAAATGCTTAGTAATTAGAGGCGAAGACAATACAGACGAATTTGATTTACCTAATATTTCACCATTTATAGGTGAAAGTGGCTCAACAACAATAAATGTGGCTTTTCTTGAAGATGGAACAGAATTAACAGCGAACGATTTTGATTGTGATATATCGGGTGATAAATGTAAGATAGTATGGTTTGATTCTGATAATCCAAAGCGACCTGCTGGAAATTACAACATTGCAGGAACAAACAGAATGCAAGATTTGAAATATTTTAATTCACTTTCTTATGCTAATGGTGGAGTACATTTTCAACTTTGGTCAGGAAGTGCTCAACCTGCGTCAATGCAAAGCTGGAATAAGTATTTTAAGGATACAGGAAACACTTTATGGAGTCAAATAGATAGAGAAAATGGAGCAACTTGTGCAATAGGATTTACAAGCGAACCTTGGGGTTGTAACCCAGTTCGTGATTTTGTAGTGTATTATCTAAGCGGTATTCCTTTTGCAGTGGCAATGGCTTGGGCTGAAAGATACTGGGGTCCGATGATTTACGTTGGTGACCCTATGTGCAATCCGTTTAAAGATAGTCCTGTTGAATTTTATGATGGTTTTTATGACACATTATTACCGTTGCCAGAAGGTAGGAAAAAAGGCACTTGGTACACTGGCAGGAGAAATGTAATTAATGAGTAACTATAAAATAGGTTCTTTCTAGGGAGCATGAGGGGTTTAACAAATGATAATCCGCAGATACTTAACTACAGCAGCAAGCAACAGGCACGGGCTGGACTAACAAAGATAATGCAACAACTTGGCTTGAAATAATAACATCAATTGGTGAATAAAAAAATGGTGGTAAAGAAGATATGACTAACTGTATTAATATTGTGGATAAAACAAAGCTGCTTATAAATGATATTGTTGAAAACCCAGTACTGCGATTGCAGCAAGAAAACGTTACAGGTCCAGGACTTGCTAACGGAACTTACAAGATCAAGGTTACAAGTGTGTCTTTGTTTGGCGAGACAACAGGCGGAGCGCATGTATCTTCAACAATAGCGGCTAGTGGTAAAGCCATAAAAATAAACATTGGCAGGGTGAAAAATGCTATAAGGTTCAGAGTATATGCTTCTGTTGGGACTGATGATTATACTTTGCAGGGCGAAGCAAGCATAACTCAAAATGCTTCCAGCCAGTTCGTGCTAGGAGAATACACAAGCACAGGAAGTGTTATACCTACAACAAATACAGCAACCGAGTTTTTGAGACACGAATTATACGAGGTAGCGTTAGAGCAAGCTCTAAGCGAATACTCAAAGATAGAACCAAAAGAAGTTGTAAAGGAAATAACTGTTACATCAGGAATATATAATTATGCTTTACCAGATGATTGGGTAGAGGGCGTAAGCAATTTCACAAAAGCATACTGGACTAGAAACGGCGAATCTGAGGAAGTTGGTTATTCCAATGTGTCAGTTGGTAGATATATAACACTATCTAACTTTGCTCCAAGAACAGGTGATGTATTATCTTTTTATTATACAGTTCCTTATACTTGTGAAGATATACCAAACAACAAGATAACACCATTTGCGATGTTATGTGCTAGTTACGCATGCACTCACATTGCAACTGGATATTCCCATAACTCTAATAGACAAATAGGAGCAGAAGTAGTAAACTTTGATATGAGGTCTAGCGATTTCAGGAAAATGGCTGACATGTATAGACAGCAAGCATTAAAACTACTTTCTTCTCGTGGCAAAGCGGTATTTGCAAGATGGAGTGATGTGTAATGGCTTGGTATAGCAATCGGACACCGTTATCACAGGCAAGTTACAATGTTAGTGTATCTGTATCACCTGCATTAAGACGGTTATGGCTAAGAGGTTCAGATAACATTAACAAAGAGATGGAGAGGGTCGTATCTTCATATACAATGCTGATTAAAGGTAAGATACAAGTAGCTGCTCCGATTGGTGTTTATGGTATTTTAAGAAAAAGCATAGGCGAGAAAACCAGCTTTGATAACTCAAGCGATAAAGCATCAGGCAGGATTTTTATTAAACAAACAGCTCCTTATGGTGTATATGTTGAAAAAGGCACACGGGGACAGCGAATGATGCCTCCTTATGCAAAATTAAGGAAGTGGGTTAAACGAAAGATACCGCATGACGGATTGAAAGATTTGGAAAGAAAGACTTTTTTGATAAGAAGAAAGATAAAATCACAAGGTATAAATGCTCAATATTATATGCTTAAACCATTCAACGCTGAACGAGATAACATATTCAGAGCTATGGTAGCAGGGATAAACAAGGCAAAAATATGATAGTAACCTATGTAGATATGCTTGAAGCGATTAGCGAAGTCCTAAGAGAGGCCAACTTAGGAATAATAGATGAGCAAGAAGGCGGAGTAGCAAATATATCTTGGCAGCTTGATAACCCTGTGTGTTATTGGACGGTCAAGTTTGTATCTGATGAGATTATAAAATCTACACTTACACATGACCAAGTAAGGTATGATTGGAGCATAAAAGGGTTTTTCCCAATCAATTATGATTGCAATTCAGAAAAGTTTTTCTTGAGCAAGATGCAGGAAGTAAAAGATACGTTGAGAATTAGTTTGCCTTGTTTGCAACAATCTGCTCCCAAGGTGATACTGAACGATTACATAGAGTTTGGAGATGGCGAGGGCTTGGTGCGTTGCCATTTCTGTGATATACGGTATTCTACTACTTTATTGATGGAAAGAGAGAGGGAGGTGCAATAATGGGAGACTATGTAACAGGTCAAAATGCTGTTTGTTTGCTTAGCACAACACCAGAAACCGAATTTGGCAAGGTAATACCTAGTGTGAATTGGCAGGTATTTGGAATTGTCTCATCTGCTGAAGCGAACAGGTCAACAGACACAAACAAGATTTATGGATTAGGTCAAAAAGCCGCACAAGCCGAATATGCTGGTGCAGTAGAGAACACTCTTAGAGTTGATTGTGTTGCTCCAAGCAAAGCTATTTTGCGGACAGCTTTACCTAACGTGAACCAAGAAATAAACTCGTATAACTTTGCTATTGGTAAATCAGGAGATTCTGGCAAGGGTGTTGGTTTGAAATGGAATCAGATGACAATAAACGTTCCAGAAGAAGAACCATTGTCAGTTAGTTTTGATGGGATATTCAAAAGCTGGTTAGTTCCTGCGGGTTCTGCGACTGGGTTTGATATAGAGAAACAGTTAATTGCTAATCCGATACTGTGGAAAAGAACAGGGCTAACATTAAGGATTGGTGGCGTTATAGACAATGATTTGATGAGTCTTGAGATTACAGTAAACAACAATATAACAAGAAAAGGTGTTGATAACTCTATTAGTAATCAGCAAAGAACGGCCAAGGTGCTTGAAGATGGCAATTTTGAGGTTGATGCAAGGGTTATGACATACACAAGACCAATAGGAATTAACCTTGAGGAAAGCGGATACGGTTGTTCCACTGGAAACATTACAATGGAGGCTACTTTTGTTAATGAATGTAGCACAGCGTCAAGTCCAGAGACTCTAGTAATAACACTTGGAAACGGTATCTACAAGAGTGTTAACGAGTCATACAATGCTAATGAAATAGTGCAGTATGAGATAGGAATACAATTTAGAACAATGACTATCACATAAACGGAGACTCAGATTGCTTACTGGTAACAAGCAGATTTGTATATATGGTGAGGAATCTGTGTACGGGACGGCTGTAAGTCCTAACAGCCATTTTGGCATAGTGTTAGGAGGAAGTCTTGATGAGGATAACGAACTTAATTACATCTACCCTCCTGGTGTTAATGTGCCAAGTAAAATAGATTATATGACTTCAGGATATAACGGTCGGATTACATCTACATTCAATCCGATTGTTTTTATTAACTGGGCTATGATGTTGAAGTCTTACACGATAGATGCAGGTGTAGCGGTTTCTGGTGTCGGAGGAATCCTGCCTAGAAGGTTTATCGGTGCCATGTGTAATAGTTGTACTATAGACATGGCGGAGGAGCAATTTATTCATGCAAATTATGAGTTTATTGCACAAAGATGTATAAATGGTGCGATTCCAACAATGCTTGCTCCCCTGCCATTATATATCAATACGCACATAGAAATGACTGTAAACGGTGTGCCAGTTGGCGATTTCAATAGATGTTCTATAAACATATCAAACGGTTTAGAGGGCGTATATACTACAGATAGAAACAAGCCAGATATGCGGTCTTTTTCTAAATTAAAGGCTAAAAACAGGAAAGCTAATGTAACAATATCAAGAAATGGCTACTCTTATAACCCAATGCGTGGCACACAACCAGAGAGCTATATCGAGATAAATATTGGCATACTGGATGTTTGTAGCAACTTGCGAACACTAATAAAATTGATTGATTGCAAGCAAAGGAAAGTATCTGAGCAATTGCAGCCTGTAAAGCCCATTGATTTTGTTTTAGAATATGAATGTAGAGATATAATAAGTATGACAATGTAAAAGGAGTGTCTTGTAATGGCAAGTGTGAATTTCAAAAGAGTAACACTAAAAAGGGAAGTACCAGGAACTAACGGGGAGGAATATCTTGAAATAAGAAGATTGACTTCAGGTGAGGAACGACATAGAAGTTCGATAGGTTCACAGATGGTAATTTCAGGTTCTAAGAAAGATAAAAACAATGAAACTATTATGAAAATGAAACTAGACGAAATGAAGATGTTTGAGTTCGAGAAATGCATAATTGACTACAGGTTAATTGATGACAGTGGTCATGTATTGGAGTTTGGTTCACCTGAACAAAACAGAAAAGTTTATGAGCATTTTGATTCAACTATTTGTGATTTGTTTGATTCTATGATGGAAGAGCTTAACGGCACAGAAGAAGATAAAGAGGAATTAGTAAAAAACTTAGAGAGTTCGTCAGGTCAATCCTAGGCGAACAAACAAACAAGGATAAAACATTATCTGCATGGACTAAAATATACGGTGAAGATAAATTGCCAGACAAGTATAAAGGCAAATCGCAAACAGATAATGAGATATGCGTTTATTACTGGAATCAATATTGCTTATGCAAGGAATTCAAATGCTTACCGAGAGCGGGTGGTTTAGACGACCAAGACCATTTACTGGTGTTAGCATTCACAATAATAGCGAACGAGGTGGCGGCACATTATGAGCAGTCTAGCAGATCAAAGAAGAATTGATATTATAATTGAAGCTCAGAACCGCACTAGAAAAGTATTTCAACAAATCAAGAAGGATATTGACACAATACAAAATAGTGGTGCGGTTCAGGCTGCCAAACAAGCTAGTGGCGTTGTTAATAAAACAGCTCAGGCGGCAGAAGAAGTAAGTAAAAAAGCAATCCGAATGAGTGGCAATATATCAAGAGGTATCACTAATGTATTTCAAGGTATGTGGCAAGCAGCAAAAACAGTTTTTGGTTCTATAAGGAGCATGCTGGGCGGAATAATGGGACAATTCACCATGCTTGCTGGTTCTGTGGGTTCTGTCTTTGCTATGTGGCAAGCAATCAAGTCATTTGTGGCGTTAGATGCCTTGAAGCTCGGTATGGAAAATATTATGGATAGTGCTAAGGCTGCACAAGCTGAAATAATCGCATTGCAAAAAATCGCATTAAAGCCAGGTGTGACATTCCAAGAAGCATTAAGGGCATCGATCCAGTTTCAAGCTGCTGGCATCGGTGCTGCAACTTCAAGGAAACTCGTGAAAGGTATAGCTAATGCGATAGCTTCAGTTGGTGGCGGTGCGGAAGATATGAGGCTTGTGTCTTTGGCTATTACCCAGATAGCAACAATGGGTAATGTTTACGGTCAAGAGATTAGACAGCTCCAACAGAGACTACCGCAAATAAGAAAAATGCTTAACGAGATGTATGGCACAAGCAAAACCGAAGAATTGCAACGTAGAGGAATTACAAGCGATGATTTCATAGAAGCATTTGCTGAAAAACTGCAAAAACTACCTCAAATCGGAATGACCACAAAGGGAACGATAGAGAATATCGCTGATGCAATCTTCAGAATGAGAGCAGCAATGGGCGAATCCTTTTTGCCTATCATAAAATCTATATCTGATTTCTTGATGGAAAACGAAAAGCGATTATCTTTTTATTTTGCTAACTCACTAGGTAAAGTAGTTAGTTGGATAATGGATAACAAGAATAAAATAGCTGATTTTGTTGTTTATGTTTACAGAGAATTGACTGCTATAATTGCTAACTTCAGGAAGTTCTTTGATAGCATTAGCGGGCAAAGTATGATTAAAGGTTTGCTTGGTTTAGTAAAATGGGCTTTGGGTCTAGTAAAAGCATTGACGGCAATTGCTGCTAATCCTGTTGTAGCCTTTTTCATTAAATGGGGTGCTGTCTTGGTTTCTATAATAGCAATAATAATTAAATTAAAAACAGCCTTGCAAGCACAATCCTTAATTATGTTTACAAATACGATTGCATTTAGGGGTATGGTGGCACAATTAGGGGCTATTAGTGCGGCTTCTACTGTAGCAACTACAGCATTTACAAACATAAAAGTTGCTGCAACTGGGTTATTGGGTGTAATAGCAAAACACCCTTATATGATAGCTGCGGCGATTGCCTCGATCGGGTTGTATGTTTTAGCTATAAAACCTTGGAAAGATGCTATTGATGACCTCGAAAGATCTTATCAGAATCTATTTAAACACATGTACAAAACAAGGTTCAGCAAAAAACGTGAACAAGAATTTATGGATAACCCAAGTGCCGAGAATATCAAGATTGTGAGAGAAGAATACCATAAACTCAAGGCACTGCGAAATGATACATTGACAGCATACTCTAAAGCTCAAACAGCCTATAATAACCTTAATTGGGCTAGTCCAGTGCTAGACAAGGATTTTTGGAATAAAAAATACGAATACGAGAGATTGCAAAAAGAACTAGACCTTATCGAATCACAAATAGAAGCAACCGAACAATTATTAGAAGCAATGGAAGGGTTGGCTGAAGATGCATCTAAAACATTAGAGCCTCTTGGTAGAATGGAGCAACTTGAATATTTAATAAAGTGGAAGAGGCAAAGCGTTGAAGCAATAAAGTCAGCGTTTGGTGATGTATCAAAAGAATACAAAGCAAAAATTGAAGAATTGAAAGCATTGCAAGACGAAAAGCTAACGCTGGCAGCACAAGATTTCTATTCTCTTGATGAGAAAAACAATAAAACTGAACTTTATTTTAAGAGACTAGATGCTTTGAATACTGCTCAAGCTGAACTTAATGCTGTAAATGAAGAATACTTAAGAATAGAAAAAGACATTGCAGACAAGGCGATAAAAGATAGAATTGACGGAATCAAGAGCTTGATATCAGTTCAGGAAAAGCAGTTAGCTTATACCGAGTCCATTATTAATGTTATGAGTAAATATGATGATAGGGGCGTAGAAAAGTTTGCTGATGCACAGATGGCTAAGTTGGGCAATTTAGTTGAGGCTTATGTTAAGTTAGCAAACGACCCAGATGTTGATTTGGAAACTTCGATTGAGGCTTCTGCAAAGCAAATGGATTTAATGGGTAAAATGCTAGACCTATTCTATAGTAAATACGATAGGCAGACAGCTACAATACAAAGACAGATTGATATTGTTAAATCACAATCTGAAGTTTACCAAGCGATGGGTAACTCGCAATTAGCAATGAATAACAGCACTGTCAGGCAGATACAGCTTGAAAAAGAGAAGCTGGAAATATATAAAGAGGCTTTGGCAATGGCTGAGAAGATGGGGCATGTCATCAAGGCTGATGCTCTAAGGGTTGAGATAAACAAAACAACTGCTGAGATACTTAAAATGCAGCAAGCATTAACAAAGAACATGGATGACGAGTTTAAGAAAATGACAATGCAAATCATCAATGCTCCCAAGAATATGACTGAATTACTTGCAAGAACAGGTGTAGCCTTAATGAATGTTAGCCTGCGTGGTTTTTCAAGTAATTACCAGAGTCCACTTAGACCAACAGTAACAACTAGACCAGTGATAAATGTTTACATCGGAGACGAGAAACTAAAGACTGATATGTACGAGGTAGCGGAACAAGCAACAATGGATACCTTGATCCGTAGTGGAGCATTTGCATAGCAAGAAAACAGCACAATGTAACCTAGACGGAACCCCGAAAACATAAATAAGGACGGAGTCAAAAATGCCTCTCAGTGGATACGGACAGATAGTAAAAAAGAACTTTGCTACAAGAACTTTCAAAATATCAGGAACAATCTACTTTAGACATATGCCTGAAGGGGAACCGCTTTACTTTCCATACTCAAATGTAACATTCAACGGAGCCCTAGAGCCTCATACGGTAGTTGGGTATTTGAGCATTAACGGTATTCATACATTTCACGAATATGAAGAAGATTTCCCTCACCACTCTTGGGGACGCATGCGAATCGGTGTAAGTTGTCCTTACATAAGCGGTGGTGTGGCATATGGCGATTGGATAGAAGACGCGACCTTTTCAGGTTTTGAATACAATCATGGGGACATATTGGCTTACAATTCAGATATTCCACCTGTATATGTTTCAATTGAGTATACTGTAGGGATTGATGTTTATGCTGAGAAATCGGAATCAACTACAGGTGTAGAACTGGCTAAGTTTTTTCCTCAGATTGGAAGGAGAAACGGGAGCTGGGACATGCAAAGCGATATAACAATTACACTTAAACCAAAAGTAACTTTATTATCAGGTTCTGTCAATATAGGTGGAGTCGTAACTGAATTTGATACTGGCCTTAATTCTGATTTTTACGGTCTTGGATTTACTAGATATATGGCTGGAGCTGAACTTGAAGTATTTCCCATATCACAAATACATGACACAAATTATACCGTACTAGCATGTACATTTGATTTTCATTCACCTGCATTTGATGGTTTTCAAAAACGGTATTGGTCAGGAAATGCATTCTTTGACGCAAATATAAACAACGGATCTGGAACCGTCAAAGTCGGACTATTCAGACGACGGGGACTAGACGACCCAATAAGAACAATTGATGCGTTTGAATTCGGAAGGGCTTACAGCTTACAGCCTCAAATTTCACAAAAATATATGTACGATGAAAATTTGTTTATATCGTATCCCATTATTGGAGTTGATCGAAAGCCAATTGTTTATAATAATGAAGACGGAAGGCAAAGGTCATCTTGGGTTGATATAACAGACGAAACTACACCTTGGTCAGAAGACTCAATAAAAATCAATATGAGGAACGGGGTTAATTACGGTGGGAGTGCATCTGTTTTCGATGACCACATATGGAACGGCCAAGGCCCTCCACAAGGACACTCACACGGATTGTATGCATATTCTGAGTTGCATTATGTAAATCCATACAAGCAGTATTATAGGACATTGTTCCCTGATTGGAATCAAACAGAACAAGAATATGACGAAAAACCATCTTTTGGTGAAATATTGTTCCCAGACTGGAAACCATATCCCAAACACTTTAGCATTGACAATGTATTACAATATAGGGAAACAGGCGAACCCATATGGACATACTCACATCCATATTTGGAGTTTACTCGAAATGAGGGAGCTTATAACGATACATTGCTATATCTAACTGGCTCATATTTAAGTATTCGAGATTATCTTGAGATAACAGTTCCTGCTGCAGGTTCAGAGTTTGCAACACCTATAGATTTTACCACAATTACAGGTTGGGAAGGGCGACCATCTTCTGTGTCTGGTAGTTATCGAGTATTCGAGACGGAATCTGAAGAATCAGGAATTAACCTGCCAAGGAACATAGGTATATCTTTAAACAAACGATGCAATGGAGCTAGATATGCAAAGCTGAGATGGGTTGCGAATAAAGACAATGCAAAAGCAACCTTTAAACTATCAGGGCACGAGTGGGATATAACAGGTGGAGCAAAAGACACCGAAAATGTAACCTTAATAGATTTGTGCAAACCAACTAGGACAACTGTTCCATCAACTTCATACGAGATTGAAGGAAATTTTCACTTGGGGACATGGACTGTAAATTACAACATGCCAAATACGGGTGATTTTGACAGGTTGGGTAAATTAGAGCTTCCGAGCGACATAAAACCTAGTTCTAAGGTAATTATAACTTGTAATCTCACACTACAATCAGGAGCCGGATATATATCCTTTTACCTTGAAGATGAAGACAACCTGGATGTTCAGGATTTGATGTATAAGACAACGATTGATGTTCTACTTATTACAAATACAAATCCGCTAATAAATTATGAACTAATGGATATGTATCCAGTAAAAAAATATCTGTATATGGTTATTACAGACTTGGGAAATATGAGTTACAACGAAGGAGATTTGACCGTTGTTAAGTTTGACGAATACGGAAGTAAAACACTCACGATCAACGGTATGCAAAGTATCATTTCTCAGGAACTACCTATGGAAGGTACATTCAATAAAAAAGACGAAAACGGCATAAATCAAGGACTGGAAAGAGCGCCCGACACTGATATCAATTGGGAGTATCCTGACGGCTGGGGAGTTGGAAGGGTTACAAATATTGGTTTCATAGGAAAAACATTAAACACAGAATACAAATTAAAATCTATGAAGCTATATCGAAAATCAGTTGAAGAAGGTGGGTTTGCAAAACTCATAGTATATCCCTACCAATCTAGTTACAATCAATCAAGAACAGTAGATGATCTAGCTTGGAAGTATGCAGGAAAACGGACGGTGTATAATGATGCAAACACTGAATCACATTCAATATACAGGTATTGCATAATAAAGGGTTTGTTGATAATTGACGGAGCCGTAGCAGGTGAATTATTAGATGGGAATGTTGAAGAGGACGAGTTCATACCATCTAGCATGCGTAAACCAGAAAGAG